CCTCCAGATGCAGGTGCATTTCCTCGTAGAGTAGATGAAAGATTATTGAGAGCTTTAACAAGATTAATATTTCCACCAACAGATTCTTGAGATCTTGCATAGTTCTCAAGAGATCTCATCAAGTTTAATCTTTCTACCAAAACAGGATCTTTATAGTTTGGATCTGGATTTTGTCCGATCAATCCACCACCAGCAGCATAGGTAGTTCCTCCGATAATCTGTGGAACATTTGTGCCGCCGCCTGCAGCATTCATTGCTTCAAAAGTATCTACACCATATTTTTGAACTGCACCAGCAGATACAACAAATTCACCATCACTTAACATTGCAGGAATTTTATCTTTACCTCTCTGCCCTTTTACCTGCCCAAATCCTGAGAAAAAGCTTTTGAATTTATTAGGAAATCCTCCACCACTAAATCCTAGTGTTTTCTCACTTTCACCTCCTCTTAAAGTCTTATCTAATGCTAAAGTTCCTCCAACAGTAACAGCAGCCTCAATACCAGCAGCTAAAAGTTTTCCTCTTGGTCCACCAACAAATCCAGCAACTCTTCCAAGTCCACGAATACCAAGTCTTGCTCCAAGTCCTGCGGCAGCTGCAAGTAGACGTGCTCCACCTTTAACTAATAAAGAGACTAAACCTCTTGTAAATTTTCCAAAAGAAGTTCCAAAAACAATATAAAGAGATAGAAGCGTCGGTCCGAAATCTTTTAAAAATCGAATAACGGATTTTAATTTACTTGCATTTTTTGGATCACCCATCCATTCTATAAGTTTAAAAATGACTCTTCCAAAAAATATTTTTACGAAGAAATCAAGAATTTTACTTAAAACATTTTTAACAGGCGCAATAATTTTTTCTGCTGCTTTTCTTAACCCATCAAATCTTTTTTCTAATTTACTTTCTGATACTGCTCTCTTTTCTTGCTCTGCTTTTCTTCTCTCATAATCATTCGTTGCATCTGTAATCTTTTTTTGATTTTTTAATACATCCGCAATCGAAACAATTGATTTTGTAATCGTACTAATATTTGAATCTAAAGTTTTTGCAAATGGTGATGCGCCAATTCCAAGACCCTTAGCGGAAATAAGTGTTGATTTAAATAGCGGACTTTTAGAAATGGGCATTGCTCATCTGTTGTTGTTTTAACTGCTCTTCTTCAAGGTGTTGCTGCAATAATCCAACATAAACATCGCGTTCCCACGGTATCCAATTCTCAATCTCCGTTAATGAATATTTATGATACTGCATTAACGAAAAATTAAGTCGATAATAATTTTCAAGGTCCATATGGACCATCGCTACGCGAAAAAAGATGCTAACCCTTCAAGAATAACTTCACTTTCAACTTCAGTTTTTGGATTTGTAACTTTAATTGTATGAGAAAGTTTTGGCATCGTTTCAAAAAACTTTTCAATCCCTTTAAACTGTGAAGAATTCATTGACTCTAGAAAGTCTGAAAGTTCTTTCTTGGTTACATCTGAAGATGACCAAACTTCGTCTTCAGTAAAAATTTTATCGATACAAGATCCAATCAATTCAAATGATTGATCCATTGCATTCTTATCATTAAAGTCAAAGTTATTTTTAATAAACTGATCTAGTGATGGATATTTCATTTCCATCATAATTGAATCATCAATTTTAATCTTACTTGAGTGCTCATCATTTTTTTGAACTTTGATGTCATCAAGATTAATATTAACAGTGACTTGGGTCTCATTGTCGTCTGGACAAATCACATTAACCTCAAGTTCTTCTCCAACAGACTTACCACGAATATTGAGAAACAAATATTCGATATCAAAAGTAGGAAGCGATTCTACTTTGATATTTTTAGTAAGAATACAATTCTTAATTACAGTTTTAATTGCGGTTGTAATTTGCTTCGTGTCTTCACTTTCTAAAGCAATTACAAGCAGTTTTTCCTCTTTGACAAGAAATGGTCTGTATTGAACTGTCTCTCCTGTTGATGGCAACTCAAGTTCATATGATGGTGTTGCAATTTTTGGTAAAGGCATAATGTCCTATAGATGTTCAGTGTGATTATTTATGACGAATGGACAGATGAATAAGTGTCCACTAACTTGTTTTTGGCGTTTACGTAGTGCTATTATAGCATAGTAAATCAATTAATTCCCATGGTTAAAACTGCTTTGAGGGCGACTATTCTTGGTAGCGCATCAATTATTATTCTTTGTTTTGGATGGTATACCGTCTGGGGAGAAGGATCAAACAAAGGTGATTATTGGACTGCATACGATCTAGATAAAGTATGCATCGAAACTCAAAATCCAAATTCGTGGGCTTGTTATCGTGCAGATTTGCATCGTCAAAATGCACTTGCTCTGGCAGATTGGGGTATGAAATGTGGTTTGATTGGAACTGTTGCTACGGTTGGTCTTGGACTTATGAATAAAAAAAGAAACGATTAGAGTAAAGGACCGCTTAAACTAAAACCAGAAGTTCCACCACCAGATGCTGGGAAAGAATAAGTACCTTTCCCAGCATTAAATGCTTGATTTGTATTTAAAAATGCTTGGGTTCCTGGTTTAAATAAACTTGCAGAATCAAGGTTTACTTTACTAAAAGCATCTGCACCAAGATTATTTGCGAAGTTGTATGGATTGCTTGGATCTCCCTGCACAGGACCTTGACCTGCAGATATTTCTTCTCCAGGTGCTTCAGATCTATCAACAACATATCTAATATACGACATTGAAACGGTACACTTAAGTAAGTTAGATGAATCGTAAGATACTGGTATTGAAGAAATACTAATTGGAAAAGAACGAATAAAAGTATAGGTTAGTGTGCCATCTTTGGAACCTCCATTTGAACTTCCATCATCAAGACTATTTTTTTCAAATTTTGTAATCTTCAATCCTTTTTCGCTCATATAATTATCAGGATACTGGAAAGAATAAAAATAATTTGGAGATTCTGTAGACCCTTTAATATTATCTTGTGCCTGAGATTCTTGCGAAATGTATTTCATCCAGGTTTCAAATACTCTGATGGGGGTATAATTATCTGCGTCAACATAAAAAGTTAAGTCAATACGATCATCATAAACTCTTCGATACGCATGTCTTTCGGTGACTCCAGTGCGATCATTTGTGAGTTCTAAAGTCGCTAAATTAGAACCAGGAAGAGTTGCTTCGCAACACATTAGGTTTAGTCTATCCTGATCATAGGCTCTACCTAAATTTTTTAACATATATCCACTGCCAATTTTAGATGGCAAATCAATCTCTACATAGTACAGTGACGTAAGCGCAGGATGTAGTAAATGGCGCTTAACGTCTGCGATACTTTTTGCTGTTGGCTTTATTCCTGTAGCCATTTATAAATACTTTTTGACCTAATATATTATGTAGCATAGTTAATGGCAGAAAGTATCAAGAGCATTTATAAACCATCAAATCCTCAAAAATATCAAGGTGATTCAAACAATATTATTTGTAGAAGTAGTTGGGAAAGAAAGTTTTGTAGGTGGTGCGATTTAAATGAAAGTATAGTCTCTTGGGCGTCTGAAGAATTCAGCATACCATATGTGTCTCCTGTTGACAATCGAATTCATAGATACTATCCAGACTATCTTATTAAAGTCAAAGAAAAAGACGGAAGAGTAAAGACATATGTGGTTGAAGTTAAACCAAAAAAACAAACTGTTCCTCCACAAAAAAAGTCAAGAGTGACTAAATCATATTTGCACGAATGCAAAACTTATGCAGTGAATCAAGCAAAGTGGAAAGCAGCAGATGAATTTTGCAAAGACAATCGTATTGAGTTTCGTATTATCACCGAAGAAGAGTTAGGTATCCGCTAATGGCAGAAGGTTTTGGTCAGTATGTAGGAACAGGAACTGCAAGAACCAAAGAACTTCAAAAGAGAATTGTGGATAATGATATCACAAATCCAGAAGATATCATGATGTTAATTATGGAAATCTTCAAAGAAGAAGTATTATATCCAGAACCAGGGAAATTTTATACGTTTCTTTATAAACCGAAAACTCCAGACATTGAATATGATCAACATCCACTGATTGCTTGCACTGCATTAGAACGTTGGGGATTCAAAGGAATGAATTTTCACTGGAGACAAGGAAGACAATACACTTGGGAAGAAGTGATTGGTAAATTACACGTTGTTAAATACAATGAACTTGATGAGTTGGTTGCTTTGCAGTATGGAAAGTTCCGTCTAAATAAATAAAAACTCCTTATAAATGTCTCATACTCTACAAAAAATTGAGATTCTCAATCCTCTTTTAGTTGAGGAGGAGTTCTGATGGCAACTAAAACAATTACTAGTGAACCATTTAAACTTAATTTGCCAGGAGCAACAAGACCCCTTAATTTTAAGACAGAAACAATATTTGAATCAGACGTAAACGGTAATCCAGTAGCAGGGACTCAAAAAACAAATCTTAATTATCAAGTCACACCTGGAGGAATATTTCAGACTGTAGCAACATCAACAGAGGGTGGTAAGGCTGGCAGTTGGACTCTCAAAAATGCAGCAAATTCCAATACCCCTATATTAGGTGAAACAGCAATTCGTTCATTACAAACTCCAAATGGGGTGTTAAATCAAGAGACACAAAAGTCAATCATAACGACAGCAACTAAATCTGGAATTTCTAAAGCATATCAAAAACCATTAGCAGACAAATTAGGGAATACTGCAACAACACCCAGCGCAGAAAATGGAACTGCTCCAGTAAATTTGCAAATAGAGGGGACAGGAAAACAAAGTGGATTTGGTAATCATGTTTATCCAATAGATATTGGAAAGTCAAAACAAGACAAGATTAAATTCAGTATGCTGAAGTATGCCCCACGTCAGTTTCAAAGTACAAAAGGTCTTGGTGGACTTGCAGAAAGAGAATCCATTGGCAAAAGAATTTTAGGTTCTGTAATACTACCTGTTCCATCTGGAATCTCAGAGTCAAATGCATCTGGTTGGGGAGAAGATAGATTAAACCCCGCAGAGGCTTTGGCTGCAAACATTGCTCTCACCTCAATGTCTAAAGGTCTTGGAGCAGGTGCAGATGAAACTTCGAGTGCTTTAAAATCTATTAGTGAAAATAAAAGCGATGCACAAGCTGCAATTATTGGTAGTATAGCAGAAGCAGCAACAGGAGTCACAGGTTTACTCTCCAGAACACAAGGAGCAGTTATCAATCCTAACTTGGAATTAATATTCCAAGGTCCAAGTTTAAGACCATTTACTTTTACATTTAAAATGTCAGCAAGAAGTGATAAAGAAGCAAAGGAAATTATTAAAATCATAAGATTTTTTAAACAAGGAATGTCTCCTCAAAAATCATCATCAAACTTGTTTATAAAAACTCCACACACTTTTAAAATTCAATATCTTTTTGGTAGAGACAATAAAGATCATCCATTTATTGGTCAAATTAAAGAATGTGCTCTTCAGAATTTTGTTGTTAATTACACTCCAGAAGGACAGTATGCAACATTCTATGATGGTCCGATGGTTTCCTACGAAATACAAATGACTCTTCAAGAACTTGAACCAGTATTTAATGAAGATTATGGCGATAATTTTCCAAGTAACTTATTATTCAAAGAATCAAAATGACAAATCCATATTTCCGCAACCTACCTAACTTTGAATATGTCAATCGCACAAATGATGCGATCAATATATCAGACTATACGAATGTCAAGAATTTATTTAAGAAAGGAAAATTAAGAGAAGACATTTTCCAAGACACAACTTTCTTCGAGAAGTATCAGATCAAAGGAGATGATCGTCCAGACAATGTAGCAAACGAAGTTTATGCAGATCCAACTTTAGATTGGGTAGTTTTACTTTCAAATAATATTATCAATATTCAATCAGAATGGCCAATGACTCAAGCAGGGTTTGATACATATCTGTTAGATAAGTATGGTGATTATGATACTCTATACAACGGAATTCATCATTACGAATCAAGCGAAGTTAAGAACAGTCAGGGAGTTATTATTTTTCCAAAAGGAGTTCGTGTAAGTGCTGCTCAAAGCGTAAGTTATTATGATTATTACAGTGATGAACAATTCACTTTTGATAACATCTCAAATCCCGTCACAAATTATGAGCATGAAGAGAAGTTAAACAATGACAAAAGAAATATTTTTGTTCTGAAAGGAGGATATCTAAATGTTGTATTTGATGATCTGGAAGAAATGATGGCATATAAAGAAGGTTCCACTCAGTATGTGAGTGAAACCTTGAAACGTGCAGATAATATTAGACTCTACGAATAATCAACTCTCAGCAAGTTTTTGGAAATAACTGAGAGCATCATCCTCATCTTCATCCGCTTCTTTGTTAACAACAGGAAGTGAAGGAGACTTGGAGCGAGCATAAGATTGCTCAAGTTCTTCTACAACTTTTTCTTCTACAGAAGAGGTTTGCACATACCCTTCGTACTCATCTTCCTGCTCAAGCACATCGCGTGATTGTACTGCAGCAGTCTTCTGCCCAAGGACATACTTGAGACGCTTTTCAAGATCATCATAAGACTTGAATTGATCAGGAGCAGTTACTGCAGACAGAGAGTATTCTTTCTTCCACAGTGCTTCGAGAGCGTCGTCATCATCCAGCAGAGGAGAAACACGATCAAACTCAGATTTGTCGTAGTTCCAATAACCGTCTTTCTTCACAATCTTCAGTTTGAAGTTTGCACCTTGCCAGAAGTCAAAAGGATTGATAGGAGTTTCATCCTCAAACTCAGGTTGCATTGCTTCCATAATCTTGTCAAAGATTTTCTTGCCATACTTGAACAGGAAAACTTTACCCTCATTTTGAGGATTGACAGGATCCTTTACAACATAAATGTTGGAATAGTAAGACAGTTTGCGCTTCTGCTTACGAACAGTTTCTTTATCTTTATCGCTACCACTGTTCCAGAGTTCACGATTGTGTTCCGAAACAGGATCTTTCTGACCAACAGTAGTCAGTGAGTTTTCAATGTACCATCCACCAGGACCTTGGAAAGCATGAGAATACATTTTTGCCCAAGGAAGTTCTTCACCTTCGGGTGCAGGCAGGAAACGAACCACTGCAAAACCGTTGCCAGTTTTATCCAGTTCAGGTTTCCAGAGACGGTCATCATCACTACCGCCTGTAGTATTCATCTTCTCCACTTCTTTTACCAGTTTAGAAGTGAGCGAACCAAGTTTGGATTGTTTTTTAAGGTCTGAAAAAGACATTAGATTACCTCAGATTAAATGGATTTGGCTTTTGTGTACTTCGTTATTCTACAGGTCGGAACCTGTTTTGTCAATCTGCTTTTTCATCACTTCCAACATTTGTGTCATATTGTTGAAGATGATATTCATATCAACTCCATATGGAAGTCCCATCATTTGAGCAGACTTGGCAATTCGTTCTTTCATATCTTGTGCTTCAGGATCATCAGATAAACTCATGCGAGTGTAAAGAACCTTCTGCTTGTTCAAGAGTTTTTCAAGAAGATTAACGTGACGAATTTTATCCTCTTTTGTCATTGATGGAAATTTAAAGACACTGCCATAAATTTCCTCTTGCAGTTCAGAGATTTCAGTCATCTCTGCGCGAACAATATCAGAGTCAAAAAAAGTCATGCGTCTCCTAAAATAAGTTCTTTCAAGATTTTACGATAACGAAATACATCAATATTTAGAAATGGATTATACTTTCTAATTTTACGACTGACGGTTTGCCACACCGGGTCTTGAAGTTTTTTATCAAAATTTTTACCGAACAGGAATATTCTATCATAAATGACTAGTGTTTCCAGGCTAATTTTACCGCTCAGGAAATTTTTCAAGATTGGTGGATGTCCTTTAGAGCAATCAAAGACATCATCAAATTTATTTTCGGTAAAGAGAGTTTCTGATTCTTGTTTAAAGACATAAGAAAGAGACTGGATTTTTCTTTGCCAGTTTTGATATCTGCTTTCTCCTTCTTTAATCATTTCACCAATCCAAAGAGTTTCTGGATCAGGACATGAGACAAAATTAGCAACAAAAAATTCTACAACTTCTTTGTCTGTCTTTTGTCTTGATACTTTTTCAAACCACATTCGGTCTTTACGTTTGTAGAAAGACTGAAGTGTTGCTCTGCTTTTTCCACAATACTTATGGTAATCATAAGAATCTTTTGTAAAGTGATTCTTTAAAGACAAATAACATTTATAAGTATCAAAAGGTGCCATTAAAAAACAAGTTTTGCGCGAGAAGTCTTTTTCAAGAAGTTTAGTTCCATTGCTTCATACTTAATTTTTTCTTTCAATGGTTTTGAAATTAGTTTAGGAACTGATTCAATATCAATATTATTCATCTCGCAAAAGTGAATAATCGCGTCGATATAACTCATATCTTGATTCTTATGAACCAGAGATTCAATCTCTTGAGCAAATCTCGATGGGCAGAAGAACTTATTTTCTAGAACCTTTTCTAATTCATTCTCCATCTGACCTAGTATTGTGATGTACAAATTCTTTTATGTAACGAACTAATAGTTTAATATACTCGTCTTTGTTTCTTTTGTCAAATATTTTGACTTCTCCACCAGGAGTTACCATAATTGTGATTAATTTGACAGGAGCAATTTTGGTAAGTTCGTAATACGCAGCAGCGTAAAACATTTCCTGAACGAAATAATTTTCAAGCCATTCTTCGGGTTTAATTTTTTCAGATGTCTTAAAGTCTATAACTGCAAGTTCGCCTTCGTATTCTGCAATGCAATCTACTCTACCAGCAATTCCCAAATACTCAGAATAAAGAGTTCTTTCAATTGCATGAATATTATTTATCTTATCAAGATATGGTTTTGCATGATAAAACATGAACTTGGTAAGAGGTTGATAGTTCTCCCAGCTCAATTCTTTATTCTCAAGATAGTCTTGACAAACTAGGTGAAAGTCAGTTCCTCTTGCTGTTGCTTTTCTTGTAATACGATTCGCTTCTTCAATACCAACTCGTTTTCTCCAGTCAGCAAAGATTTGGCGATTGTAGAAAGATGTTACAGACGTAATCGATGGCACCCACTGACCATCAGGAAGATTGTACAGACGGATGCCATTTGTTTCTTTCTTTTCTAATTCAAGTTCACCTAAAAAATTATGATGAATAAAACTCATACTCCAACTTCCATTTTAGCCAAGATGTATTCTTTCACTAATCCAGAGCGGACAATATCATCAACTCCAAATTCAATAATATCGATTGATGGCATAATGCGAAGAACTTTCATAAAATCAATGATGCCATTTTTCTCATTCATTTTAATTAGATCAGATTGTGTGGCATCGCCACAGAACATGATCTTTGAATCTTCACCTACTCGTGTAATTATACTATCAAGTTCATGATAATTCAAGTTCTGAAATTCGTCTACAATAATGATTGACTTATCAAGAGTTGTACCACGAATAAATGATGTACTCCAAAAACTAATTGTTCCTTGTAATTTAAGATTGCCATAAAGCATTTCAAAAGATGCATCATCTGGCATTTGGAACATATACTTCACCATATTCTTATATGGAATCTGATAAAGTGAAGATTTATCTTCATGGTCTCCAGGAAGAAATCCAATCTCACGAGTTGCAACCAAAGATCTTACGATGTAAATCTTTTCGTATGGTGTATTTTCATCCAGAACATCTTGAAGTGCATTATATAATGTGATAAATGTTTTGCCTGTTCCTGCACATCCATATGCAACAATGTTTTTTTCATTTGCATATGCTTCATAAAGAAGTTTTTGATTTTCAGTGAGAGGATCAATATCTCTCATTAAATCTAGATTGATCGGTTTCTTTCTTTTCATTTGTTTAACCGTCAATCCAACACCAATAGGTTGGTCAGTCGTTCTTTTTCTTCTTGCCATATGAATCAGATAGGTTTTACATTAGATCCAGGTGCCTTTGACACTTTATGCAGCACATCATTCCAACCTGGATGAGACTTTTTAAGTCTGTCATAGACTTCACCAAGTTCTCCAGAGGTTGGACAAGTTGATGGATCAGACCAGTCACGAGTCCAGTCAGGATTGTTTTTTTTCCATTGATCCCACTCGTGAACGCTTAACACCACCTCTTTTTGTTCACCAGTTTTTGTATGAATAACAGGGTACGTCGCCATAAAATTATGAATTCAAGATAATTTATTTAGATCCATTCAAGAGCTTCTGCAACTGTAGAAAATTGTTCGGAAAACACCTTCTTACATTCCAGAGCAATATCCATATGTTCTTTTTGAGTTCCGTTTGCTGAACGAAGATTAATGTAATGAATCCAGCTACGGCAAGATCCAGTCATATAGATGCGTGTAGGCGTCGCTAATGGCAGTACAAAGCGAGCACACTCTTTTGCTATGCCGTGAGCAAGAAGTTCCTTGTAGAGTTGCATAGAGTGTGCAAAATGATCTTGAATCTTACTCTGAAGACTCAGTTTCTCATACTCACCAATATCATCAATTGAGTTCTGGCGATTCTTAGTATCTTGGCGACGCAACTCTGGAACAGGAATGTAGTCACTCAATAAAGAACTATCTGCATAGCGTTGCGAAAATTCTTGAAATGTAAACGACCTATGTCGAAGCACTTGAGCTGCGATGCCACGAGTCGTCTCAATCTCAAGCGTCATAGAAGACTGCTCAAACACAGACCAATGATTATGCTTAATACAATAAGCAAGCAACTTGGCATAGTTTTCGTTGTCTTGATTCGCAGGATTGCTAACTCTAGCAATGTATGCCATTGTTTGTTCTGCATCAGGAGTAATGCTAATGAGTTTAACTGTCATTAAATTTCCTCAATCAGGGTATCCATCATCGTCTTCAAAGACTTCATCATAATCAGTGAGTGCTGTCTTAATACTTTCATAATCATAATTCATATAACTTTGAGTATCTGAATAGACTTCAGACTTCAAAGAATCAACAAGCAACTCTAGATTACGAACAATCAGTTTTAATCTATCTCTGTCCATAAAATTTAATTGTTTCACCTAATTTTAACACAAAAAAAGAGAGGTGTAAACCTCTCTTTGATCTTAAGCAACTTGTGGCTGCTTTGCCATATTCAGTTGTGCGTTATGAAGAAGTTTTTCCTTCTTCGCTTTGAGTTTAAGATAACGAACGAAGTAAGTGTTCATTTTGCACCTCCTTTGGATCTCTCCATAGAAAGTTTGTTTCCATTTTCATCAACGTAAAACATAGTACCACGATAGATTTCTACGTGTGGTTCAATTTTAAACGTTTGATTTGGACGTTCTGTGGTATCATATTCGACACCACGATATACAACTTTTGACATTAGGGTTCTCCTTAATTTTGAGGCTAAAGAGCGTTCCTTCAGTCGGCGTTTGCGTTCGCTATTTGCGAATAGCGAATGAACGATCCGTTCCGCGTCGGCTTACTTCCGTCCTATTAAGTTTTAGCACTTAAGTCTCACAACATCCTTTCGGAGTTCTGATAGCAATCGGTCTTCTTTTCTTTGGTCTACTACATCGTCGTTTTTAACGATGTCCATTAGTTCCCACGCTGCGTCACAACTTATCGTCACTTGATTTGATTTAGCAAGTTGAGGCATAGAGATAGAAAGAAGTGGAACCCATGCTAAAAGCAAAAGTGCTTTAGACATAGGATGAACGTTAGAGGATTATTATACCTCTATTCAACTTATATAGCAAGTTTTGTGTGTATTCCCTGATACAATTTGATCAACGCTCAATATAACTTAACGTATGATTCTCTGCATAAAGTTGTTGAATGATAATGTCGCAACCAATCTTTGGATTGCAATCTCCACAAGTATAAACGTCTACTGCAGCTTTACCTTCTTCTGGCCAAGTATGAATACTAATATGACTTTCAGATAACAAACACAACACAGTTACACCTTGGGGTTCAAACTTTTTTGAAATGGTTTGAATCACAGTAGCGCCACTTGCAACCGCTGCATTTTCCAGCAAGTCTATGAGACAACGCTCATCATCCAAAAGAACAAATGAGCATCCATATAGGTTAAGTAAATAATGCTTGCCCATTATTCAATAGGATTTTCCTCCGCTTCCTTTATGAGTGAACTTATAACCGTCTCTGTCTTATCTATCGTTTTAATTTGAAAGATATTTGACTTTGCATACTTCTTTAGTTTTTTATATTTTTTAAGAAGTTTTTTTACTTCATCAATATTGACTGGAAGGTCAAACTCCAGTTTATCAAATCCTTGGCTCATTTTCTTTTCTTCTTTTCTGGCTGTTTGTATCCCCACAGTTTAGGATTTGTTCGACCATAACCCCAATCAATTTTGATAAGTGCTCCTGGACCAAACTTATCATAATAAAGATCAAATATCTTTACTCTCGTTCCTCTACAAAGATCAGTATAGGTCTGACCATTGACTTTATAAACTACCTGATAAGCATCTGACGGAAAACTAGTATCTTTAATCTGTTCAAGAGTTGCGTTTTCAACCAAAAGTTCACATCCATAATTTGAGATGAGGTTATTCTTTTCTTCAGGTGTCCATTCAGCCATTTTTTTCTCCTTAACTGCGGTCATGAACGACCACCCCATCGAATGTCTGGATATGCTTCTTTTACATTTTCAAATGAAATTTTATACTTTGTTGTTAGATGCTTATCCTTTACCAGACACAACAGTTCTGCTTCCTTTGGATGAAGTCCTTCAAGAATATTAATAAACATCATCTCTCTACGAATTGTAGAAAGACTATCATTACCACCTTTTACAAAATGATAAAGATTTTGATACTCTCTACGAAGAGAAGTGCGTCCTCTTCCTTGAAGATCTTGCTGAGTTGCAGACTCTCCACCTCTTGCTTCTCTTGAAAGATTGTCTGAAAGATTTCCAGAATAAACATTCTGATCTTTTACATCACCATAAGGAACAGGTCCCTCAGGAAGTAAAGAAATCACAGTTTCATCAAAGTTCCAAATAAAAATTGTCTTTAATGCATCATTCTCATAAGTTTTTAAAACTTCAACTTTCTTGGCATTGGATCTTTGCTTCGATGCAAGTTCTAAAATCTCAAAAATAAATGGATTAATTGGAAGAGATTCAGTTGGTTGATCAGTCGTCCTCTTCACTTTCGTAGTCGTCATAATTTTCGTTCTCAAATCGTACAGCTAAAATTTCATCCGGAATCATGTTTCCATTTTCATCAAACATTTCTGGATGTAATGGAGATTGTTTTTGTTTATTTAGAAACGCATAAAAAATATCGTTTCCAAACCATCCAATCATGAAACCAATCGCAAAAGAACCAATGATTCCTATGGCACAGAAAAATAAAATATAGGGAGTTGCTGATTCCATGTTCTTTCTCCAGAGAGTTTACTTTCTTTTAATATCAAAGTGAAATTCAATATAAAAATGAAACTCTCTTCGGAAGAGAGAGATCATTTTACCAAACTTCACTTGAAAAGTTTTTGGTTCTGATGCTCTCTTCCTCCTATTCCTAAGTAATAATTCAACGCCCCGATTGATCTGGGGTTCATTTTTATTTAGTTTGCTTTTTTCGGCGTCCTGGTCTCCTATCATGATTATATTTCCAAGCATCTTCTAGGATGCCATACAAATAATTTCTAATTTTTCTTGCTTCTGGTTTTGGAATATGTCCATAACCTTCACGCAATTGTTTATGAACATTGTCAGATCCACCTTCAAGATACTCATCAAGATCAGTTACAAGATTGCTAATTTCATTTGCTGTTGAGCTTTCAATAAACTCTTCAACTTCGTGTCTTCTTGTTCCACGAACTTTTAAATAATCATAAAACTTCAAAACAAATTGTCCTTTGAAAGCATAATCGATTGCTTTCTCCACGTCACCATAGACTTCGTGAAAATTACTTTCCATTAAACCAGATTTTGCTCCTTGAGATATTGAACCGTATCGGTGCATCCACCAATGTGTTTATCATCCACAATTACTTGTGGAAAAGTAGATCCTTGTCCAAACTCTGCATAGAATTCTTCACGAGTGAAATCTCTATCCAGTTTATAGACAACATGTTGGAGTTGTACTAACTCTAGCACCTGTTGAACTTTTGTGCAATATGGACAACCGTCTTTTGAATAAACTGTAAATTTCATACTTTTTGATAAACTGAAAGTTATTTAGCGTTAAGTGGAATTCTTTGATCTTCTGGTAATTGTTTTTTAACTGGTTGCATTGGTTGTCTTCCTCTTAAGTTCCAAGGATCAACATCATCTAAAATTGGATCATCCCATTTACTACTTACTACATTACTTGTTGGAAGTGCTTTTGGAACCTCAACATCAATTACAGGACTCATCAAAATCTTGTTTCTTGTAATCGTTCGGTTTTGTGGATCAAAAGAAACCATCTCTAAAGCGTCTGCTTCTTCACCACAATCAACAATCTTTCTTCCAGTCTTGGTTTCAATAACTGAAAAATATTCTTCGTTATACTTTTTCATTTTTTGAAGTCTTTTGAGTATTATAGGACACCTTCATTGGTCTGTAAAGGTTGGGCCAAGTATCTCTTATAATTTCTGCGAGTTTATATGGAGTTGTTGAAGATATCATTTATACGATTAAACTTTTATAGCGTTGACTTTTTGCAAGTAGAGAAAGTATTTTTGAATTCTTTGCACTCTTTCTCACTGAGTCATAATAATCATAGTATCCGTTATGAAGAATGATTGCAGACTTTAGTGATCCTGTTTCATTCTGTAAGCGACGAAGTTTGCTGGCGAGTAACCATACAGATACTTCGTCATCTTCTAGCAGTTGTTGCTTTGGTGGAAGTCCTTGTTTGACCAGTTCATTGATACCCAATTGAGCAACACCAAACGTTTTGACATCCACTGGTTTGCGATGAAGTATCTCTTCATAAAGCACTGCGGCAATCACGTTCTCTGGAATATTAAACTTCTGACTTGCTTTCTTAATATAAGGCACTAGAGTTTCCAGTTTCTTATAAGTCATCTCTTGTGTGAGAGGAATATTAGAAACTGTATTGCTGATGAGTGTTGGTGTGATTGTTCTATCCTTCACACCATAGTTGCTTAAAGTCTTATCTTGAGACTTTAATGGAACAAATGATAGAAGTAAAAGCACGAGTAGAATACTACGTTTCATTTTCCTAAAAATAAAAAGAGGGTCAGAGACCCTCTTTAGTTTATCATTTATTTAGATTTATCACAATGCATTTCCACGAGGCAAAACTTCCTCTGGAAATACAAACTGCTCATGAGGTTGATCAACGGGTGCCATCCAAGCACGAAGACCTTCATTAAGCAAGATATTCTTTGTATAGAAAGTCTCAAATTCAGGATCCTCCGCAGCACGAATCTCCTGACTTACAAAGTCGTAAGCACGAAGATTAAGGGCAAGACCAATGATACCAATACTGGAAGTCCACAGACCCATGACAGGAACAAATAGCATGAAGAAATGAAGCCAACGCTTGTTACTAAAAGCAATACCAAATATCTGTGACCAGAATCTGTTCGCAGTAACCATCGAATAAGTTTCTTCTTCCTGCGTAGGTTCAAATGCTTTGAATGTATTTGCTTGATCACTATCTTCAAATAGAGTGTTTTCAACTGTTGCACCATGAATGGCACAGAGCAGTGCTCCTCCCAGTATACCAGCAACTCCCATCATATGGAAGGGGTTGAGGGTCCAGTTGTGGAAACCCTGAAGAAACAGAAGGAACCTGAAGATCGCTGCAACACCAAATGATGGAGCAAAGAACCAACTGGATTGACCCAGTGGATACATCAGGAACACGCTGACAAATACTGCGATAGGACCAGAGAATGCGATTGCGTTGTAAGGACGAATACCCACCAGACGAGCAATCTCAAACTGACGCAACATAAATCCGATTAAGCTGAAAGCCCCGTGGAGCGCCACAAAAGTCCAGAGTCCCCCAAGTTGGA